CTTCTGCTTTGGCTTTTTCCTCAGCTTCTGCTTTGGCTTTTTCCTCAGCTTCTGCAACCGCTGCCTGTACCTGCTCAAACGTTAAGTCTTCAGGTAAATCAAGTCCTAATTCTTCAACGCGCTTAGCAAGCAATTCTTTCTCCTCATCAGATTCCTTTGAAGGTACCTCGTCAAGCTTCGGAATAGTAACACCATACCTCTGCTCAAACAAAGTAGCATACTGCTCAAAGTTCTGCTCGGTAACCTCTACAATATGTTTTTCCTGTAGACGGAACCTGAATCTTTTAATTCCTGTCGGGTCAACAACTGACCCGACAGGTACCGGCCCCTCCGCATCGCGGAAAGCACGCCGACAAATGAAGTATGACATTACTGTACGATGTCCTTGAAGAACACACCGAGGTCATCGCCAATCTTCTTAGCGTCGAATGCGATTTCTCCTTCGATACGTTCTACACCGAGGCCGAGCAGGTCCATCGGAAGTCTTACGATTCTGTTACCATACGCACCAGCACCCTCAAGGCCAGTCCATGCAAAGATGTAACCAGCAGAAGCAGAACGAAGGCTCGGAGTAGGATTGCTGTAGCAAAGCAGAGCATTCTTACCCATGATGAAGCCAATGTCGTCTGTAGCACCCTTCTTACCAGAGTTAACTACAGCCCATGCTACATACACGTTCTGAACTTCAAACAAGGAAGCAAGCAACGCAGTAGTAACAATACCAGTTTCAGTGTACTTGATACGGTCAAGAACATCAAAGTGATTCTTCAATGCATTGAACACGTAAGGAGAAAGAACCAAAGTGTTCGGTTTCATACCGGTAAGACCTGCCATACGAATACCTTCGTTGGTAACATCACCGATAGGGTTTGACGTATCGAGATTCCAGAAAATTGCTTGGCCATCCGTAGGAGTGGCAGCAACACCAGCAATCTCTCTGGTCCACACACCTGCTTTGAAGAACTTGGACGCCCATTCCATCTCCCTGCGGATAAGCATCTTCTGAGTGACGTAAATCTGTGCATCTTTGTCTGCATCAAGAGGTTCATCGTAGTTGATACGGTCCTCAGGTGCAACGTCCTTATGGAAAGCGTGTTTCTTGCAGTGGTAAACATCAGTCTCAAGGTCGTAATCACCGCCAGCAGATTCTGCAATACGGCCACGCACCTGAGCTTCGTCCCTGAGGAAGTCTCCAGTGTTGTAGATGTAGAACACATCAGACTGGCGCTTAACAGGAACAATCGGGAAAACTTTGTCAGCGATATATGCGGATTCATCCTGCATATAAGCAACTGACATATTGGTTAACGCTCTATCAATATGAGCTTGATTCATTTCAGGCATTGTCTATTCTCCTTTCTATTAGTCTAACGCTACAGAAACTTGAACCATGAAGACAGGCAAGTTAGCAGCAGCACCGTTTGTTACAGTAAGTTTCAGCACATCACCAGCCGCTACATCTTCATCAGCAATATTCAACGCTTGTGCCGCACCGGCAGCAGGGAACGTATTAGCTGTATTAAAGGTATAAGAAGCTTTTATAGTACTATTGACCTTAAGTTCAAACACTGAAGTATTTGCATCATCTACTCCTACGGCAGAACCAGTAGAAATAACCGATACGTCTACAATAGCACCGTCGCCTGCAGGAAGACCAATAGAAACAGCACTAAGGTCATCGCCAGCACCAAGGTCTGCTGAAGTGTACAGAATCGTTTGAACATTTTTACCATCAGCACCGTTTACGCCGATACCAACACAGGACAAAAACTTAACAGCGATAATAGTACCAGCCGCCGCAGCGTCTGAGAAAGCGATACCAACATGGCTATCACCAACCGCTACAATAGCTTTACCATTCGCATCAGACGCAACCTTTGCGCCGCAGGCAATTGCGCCGGCCGCTTCAACCATCATAATACCGTCAGCAATATCTACAACCTGTGCGTCCGGATATTTAACGGGGTCAATCTCATTACGAGACACGCCGATAACATCCGTGCTAGCCGTAGCCTGAATTGCCTGACCAGTAGCATCGATGGAGACAAAGCGATATCTGCCAATTGCAGTTGTTGCAGGAAGACTAAACTGACTTCCAGGAATTTCGTATGCAGTAAGCATTAGTTCGCACCTCCTTGTAGATATTGTTTGTAAAGGTCGGGATTCTCATTCACAACCTTTGAGATTGCTTTGGCTTTGGAAATACTGTCTTTCTTCGCTACCTCGTCAGCTTTAGCTTCAATCTGGGCCCATGCTTCGTTGCTTGTGGAAGCAGTACCCGCACCAGCCTTGCTCTTACCAACTTCGCCGAGAACTGTTTCATCCATTGCAGTAGCAACGGTGGCAAGCAGTTCAAGAACTTCGGGTGTGGCACCCTTCACAAGCTCTACGAGCTTCGCCTGTTCGATTGGCAAAGATTTCAAAGTAGCCGCCTTAGCAACAGCCTCTGCATGCTTTTCAGCATCCTTGGCTTTTCGCAGCTCTTCTTCAGCTGCATCTTTCTGAGCTTTCATTTTGGTGAACAGCTCACGAGCTTCCTTAGGCATGGCTTTCATAGTCTCTTCTTCATCGAAAGCCGCTTTAGCAGCACCGTCTTTACCTTCGTCCTGCTTTAACGCATCAAGTTCTGATTTAGCTGTTGCCAAATCGTCATTTGCCGTTTCAAGCTTTCCGTTGGTTTCGTCAAGCTGCTTCTTTGCCTCATCGCGCTCAGTGGTTACTGTCGCCAAATCTTCCTTAGCCTTGGTAACTTCTCCAGCCAACTTATCGAGTTCGGCTTGAACAAGCTTCCCCTGCTCAGGGCTCATCTTTGCGATGACTTCTTTGTAGTCCATAGATTCCTTTCGCTCCTTTCTCTTAAAAAGTTCTATGAAAGCAGCCGAATTGGCACCTTCATCAACTAAGTCGACCCGGTCAACGACCAAGTCTTCAAGTAAGTATGGCATCCAAACTCACCTCCTAATTATATTATACGCTGATTGGTTGCAAATAATAACATTAAAGCTCAACACGCTTTGCGTGACCCTGAATAGAGAACATTTTGAATGTACCATTCTTTACTTGCTCAAAAACTACAGGGTCAAGTATTTTGACAGTAATAAACCATCCCTCAGGTATAACACCTTCTGGAATGCCTATTGCGGCTTGCTTTTCTTTAGTGAATACGATAGATTCTACAACAATTCCTTTAGAATCACCTTCATGCATCGCCCCACTGCCACGATAGTCCATCATAAAATTGATAGCTGCTTTCTCAAGAGTTTCTGGCCTTATAATGTCATCTTGCCAATCCAATGGCAGACTACCATCAGCATTAACTGCCACATTAGCCCAACCACTTACAAGGCCCTCACTGTCATTTGCCTTAGCAACTTTGAAAGTAGTAGTTATTGACATGTTCTTCTGTTGCAATAAGTTTAATGAAGCTTTGAAAGGTAAGAACAAGTTATCTGCTTCAAGAAGGTCACTTAATTCTACAAAGTTAGCCTCCTTTTGTTCAACTCCATCTGCAGTTGGGGTACCTTCATATTGAGTACATAAGTATACAGTAGAGTTACAATACTCTTCAGGCATCCCAGATAACTCACCAAGAAGTTCTAGCTCTGTAGGAACTATACCGAACTCTTCTTCAGTCTCTCTAAGAGCAGCTGATTTCAAATCCTCGCTGCCATCAAGATGTCCGCCTGGCCCACAGATAGTTCCATCATCTGTACGTGTAGCAGTAAGAACCTTACTACCTTGCATTACAATTACTCCAACACCTCTTTTTATGTCCATTAGTTTTCACCTCCCGTATAGTTCATGTCATTTTGTTCCAAGTCCTTTTGAGAAGTGTCATCTACAGGGTCAGTCGTTGTTTCTTCATTACCCGCATTATTAGGGTTTTTAGCACTTGAGCTATAGATTGCCTTGTGTTCCTCTTCGCTAAGCTCAGGCATATTCATAATGCGTCTGAGATAGTTCTGTAGGTCACGGTCATCATTTATCTTCAAGCCCATTGAACGAAGAATTAAAGCAACTTCCTTAAGAGACGGTGTTTGAATCTGTCCAGGAACAATCTTAGGAAGGCTCGTAAGCCCCACAAAGTTATTTGCCTGGAAAAGTCTCGGTACTGCATCCGTATTAAATACATCAGCAATATTAAGAAGCTGAGACTGTAAAGATGCTGCAAGCATTGACTGCTTTGTGTCAGCTAATGCAAAAGAACCTGATTTATTACCGAGCAAAATAACATCAGAAAGCATCGTAATTGCGATTCTGTTATCATAACGCTCGATTGTAGCTCCAATATCGATTTGTCGTGAAGAACCTGATGTAAGAAGCTCTAATTTCCAACCGAAAGGAAGAAGAATACCCTCTTCACTATCTCGTCTGACGTTAGCTACAAGCTCTTCTGCTCGTGACCGTAAGGCAACCATGTTCGGGTCATCTTCATTCCAGAGGTCTAATCCCTCAGGAGACTGAAGAACTGGGAAACCAGCAAGGTCTCTTTCAATGCCAATACCCTCAATTTCTTCAAAGTGTTTCTTAAAGAACCAAGGTCTATAAGCGTTTCGAAGCAAAGATTTGCCTTCAGGGTTGTCTCTTGTAACACGTGTACGGAAAAGTAGCCCTTTACTGAATGGTATAATTACTTTCTTAAAGTCCGGTTCTGCAAGTTGCTCAAAAGCAACAGCTTCATTATCCTTATTGAAAATCCAGCCATTCAAGGAGTTCTGAGACCTAACCGGCAAGTTTCTCCAGCCAATTTTACCGTCAGAATACTTACTTCTGTATCGTGCACTTCGTTCTGTAGGGCCTCGTCTTACTTTATAAAGAATCTCATGAAAGCTAAATCCGTAAGTAAGCATAGACAAAATCTCAGAAATAATGTCTGGCCAAGACATCTCCATGTCATCCATGCACTCTTTTAAGAACTTAGCAGCTTCTGTATCTTCCTTACGTGTAGATGCAGGTTCTACAGACCATGATGTACCGCGTATCAACATCTCAGCAAGATACAAGATTGCGCCAATAACTGGGTCATTATCAGCCATTTCTTGATATATTTTACCCGCACGTGGCCAGCGTAGCTCAGGTAAAAACTCTTCATATACATACGGTCCGTATCGCTTCAGGCCCGTTGTACCAAGTTGTTTGAAATTAACAACTTTATTGGTATTCTCCAAGTGTGTCACCTCCTATTAAATCTTGACCAGTACGAACCGCCAACTTTCTTAACGCTCGATGGTACTCTTACCAGAGAGGGTCCTCGGAAATAGTTAAATGCTCCAGAGAAACCGTCAATAGTATCATCTTTCAAACCGTAAGGAAAAACATCAGCTTCATCAAGAAATGGCAGAATGTTTCTACAACGATTTGAAATAAGAACTTTACCACCTTGTGATGCAGCAGAGGCAGTTCTAGCTCTCTCAACTTTAGAACCAGAGGAAACTACACCAGCGAAGTCATATCCATTCAGCACACCTCTTGCGAAGTGGTCAATCGTATACGCGCCTGATGAACCAGGCTCCTGTTCCATCCTTATGGCCACAGAATACCCATCTTCTTCAGCGGTCGCCTTGACAATCTTCTCTACATCAAGCGGTAGTTTCTGAACACGTACTATGTCTTCAATCCAGTACATTCCTTGGTAGTGAGTTAGCTTGAACCCAACGGTCCAGTCAGGTTCACGTTTGTCCCTTGATTTTGTCTTTCTTTTTGCAGGGTCTGTTGAAGCCATATCCCAGTATCTAACTGTGCGGGCTCCAGGTGGTACATTATCAAATGGCACGATATTAAACCAATGCCTATTGAACATATCGCCAGATGCCTTAATTTCCCAGTTACCGTTAAGTAATCTTTCTCTCTCAACAGGGTCAAGCTCATCAAGTGATTCACGATAAGCATCTGCATCAAGATATGGGTTATCATCAAGGCCTGCACCAATAAATATGCGTCCTTTTTCAGGGCCTTCAACGAAAAATCGCTGATAATAATACTCACCAAATTGACCACCAGGGTTTGCCGTTGCTCTGAATCTCAAAGGAACTTGTAGTGTCTTTGGCTTTCTAAGACGAGAGAACAAGTAGCGGTAGTTAGCTGGGTCAATGTGAGTTACCTCATCCATTCCTATATACTGGAACTCCGCGCCCTGGTATCTGAAACAGTCATTTGCTGATTCAAGATAGCCAAAGTTCAATGAAGCACCAGAAGGAAAGTTATATTGCTTATCTTTCTCAGACCAACGAACTTCTTTACTCTCTACAAACGGCATAAGCCACTGTTTCGACATGTCTATCAAAGCACCTGGTAGAGACAAGTCAGCATAAGTCTTACGAAAGAGAATAGCTGAATATCCCGGAATATCTACAAACTGTAACGCTGCCATAAGCTGAGCAACCGATTTACCTCCGCCGGCAGCACCACCATAAAGAATCTCCTTCGTCTGATTCATAAGCAAGAAGGCTCGCTGCTTTGGTGTTGGGTCAAACGGGATATATTTTGTAAGTCTCGGCGTAAGCAATTTCTGTAGTTCATCTGAATCGACTTTAGTCAGGTCCATACGAAGCCTCCTTTCTAAAGAATAGCTCCTGCCTTTTGAGCAGGAGCTTCTCCTTACTCACCAGTTTTGAACCTATCCCAGAGTTCCTTCAGCTTAGTCCAGCCGTACATCGCAACAAATGCAACAATAAACCCAGCGATAACAGCACCAACGACATAGTACCACAGAATCGCCAGACCTGCATACGATGCATAAGCGAAGAAAGCTACAAGGGTAAGTACGATAGAAAGAATAAAGACCAAGATGTCAGTAGGCAGTTTATCCAGAGGTTTAACCCCCTTAAGAACCTGCGTAATAACCGACACCACAAAAGCAATAGCACCTATCGCACCCATGAGAGTAGTAATCTGTTCAACCATATGTTTCACCTCCTCTTTTTATTCCTCACCAGCTTGCCTCATAATAGAGCGCCACTTGAATATTGCATTAAGACTATCCTGACTGAAGAATGGCTGTTTCATAAACCAATCCTTGAAGTCTTCAGCTCCCTTAGAACTGTTGCATGAAAAACATGCAGGCACAATATTCTCCGGTATAGTTTCACCGCCCTGACTAATGGGCAGAAGGTGGTCCTTAGTTAACCGCTGATTCTTGCGCGGCGTGCAACCGCAGTATGCACACTTGCCGCCAAAATAAATCAAGCAGTTCTTCCAATCTTGATGGGAGAAGTTTGGATTCTCCTCACCGCGGCGCTTCTGACCTCCGATAAAGTCGGAGTGCTTCTTCTTCTTATTCCTATTCTCGTTCCGTCTGATGTTGTAGCAGGTCTTACAATCCTGCCTGTAGACAGTCTTACCAACTTTATCCTTTCCATTCCTTGGAAAATCAGTTAATGGTTTAATCTGTCCGCAAAAGACACAGCGCCTCGTGCCATTGCTAAAGTCCTCAGACGTATACTCACCATACATCTTCTTATTCCTCACGACTAGTCATCATCCTCCATCACAATTGAAGAGCTCTGACCATCTTTATCTACAAGCGCAACTTCTGTAGTTTCCGTGCGGCGCACTCCAATGTGAGTAATGTCGCCAAGCGCACCAGCCTTAAGTAAGATGTCCATGACTTCCTTGAGGTCATCCTTCTTAGTCTCATTCTTCTTGAGCTCTGGGTTGCCCGTATCTACAAGCAGCGGTTGTCTGGCTTCCTCTTGGGCGATAGTATCGATGCGAGCCTTACGCTCCATCTCAGTTGCCAACTTAGCTAAGCTAGCAATCTCACCTGGTTTCAGAGCCACTGGGTCAATAGTTTCAATTGCCTTCTTTAATTTGTCGCGGAGCGTAGTAGCCATGTCTACATGCTCCTTGTTCATGGTCAAAATCTCGTCTCTGCGCTGCAGCATCGTAATGCGGTCGCACTCAATCATCCAGGCCTGCATCCTCATCGGGAAGCTCCAACGCTGCGCTATCTTCTTGACCACGTTGTAGGTAGTCCCAAGCTCCTCGGCGACGGAACCATAAGACGGCTTCTTCCCAGGATAGCTGTCCCTATACTTAACCCAGACAGTATACTCCCACTGTGTCTCACCCGGCTGCTGTAACCACAAGTCTATGCCTTGCTCCTTAGCCGCCGCGACCCAGTCTTCCTGATGTTGTCTGTAGTAAGTGATACGAGTATTCTCAGCATTCGCACATTCTACGCAGAGGTGCTTATCTCGACTTGATGCTATCTTCTCCATGCCGCAGCGCTTGCACGTAATCAGCACCTCAGGCAGAGAGTCATTAACTGGTACCAGCTCATCCGGCATCTAATCACCTCCAACAATTTATTGCGTATCAGAGTGCCTCTGATACCCTCATTATTATTATACGCGCCTTGGTTACCCGCAATAGCTACAAGTATTATTCTGACATTGTAGATGCCGCGAGGAGTCCGCGTAATTATAAAACTCGTTACACGTTCGTAATATTAAAGGCTTATAAATCCCCATATAATTACCCAC